GTCGCGGACGTTCGGGCCATCCTTGGCGACCATCCCCCCCGGGCCCCTTTCGATGGATAGGACCCCGGCAGGCTTTAGGATCGGCAGCGGCAACCGTACCGTTTAGTTTCGTATTCTATTTGCGGGATGACGCCGGTCGATAGGCCAGCCATCAGCATCAACGTCGGTGCTGTAACCATGCAGCTCGATCAATTGCTTGGTGATGTTGTGGTGTGCAGCGCAGAGGCTTTGCAGCGTACCGAACCAAAAGGCTCGCTGGTTTTGCTTATGCGGCACAACGTGGTCGGCAACCGTAGCCGGAACAACGATGCCTTGCTGCAAGCACATGGCGCAAAGCGGATGCTCGCGTAATTGATGGCGCGCACGCTTGCGCCAACGCTGCCAGCCATACCAAGGCACGCGTTCGCTCATGTGCACCTCAAAATAAAACGTCGGCCCACCGGCCAGCGAGCCATGAGCCGACGCTCTGCTATGCGCCGAAAGTTTGGGGGACAAATTTACGGGCAAAAGCACCGCCTCAGGGCAAAGCTTCGCCCCAAAAACGGCACGCGCGTAGAACTCTACCGAAAACCGTGGCCCGTCAAGGCGTTGCCGCCGGATCAAGCGATGTTTCGGTGTTGTGTTGTGCACGAAACCACGGGAATTGTTTGCGAATTTCGCTCAGTATCCACGACACAAAAAAACTATCGTGGTTGGCCAGATGGCGGATGATCAACCGCCGTAAACCCTGTTGAGCGGCCCAAAACGGCATTGCTGATTCGCCCTTGGCGTTGAGGTCCTGGCGGTGCCGCCGATACGCTCGATTGAACGCGGCCAGCTCGCCGCTGGCCTTGAGCGTAGCGAGCGCCTGATCAAGGCGCTCGCTCGCCGCACGAGCGCGCGCGATGGCGCGCGAGTGCGGCGTCAGTGTCACGCCTTCAAAGCCCGCCAAGCTTTCAACATGAGCCACGACATCGGCCAGCGGGCGCGTGGTGCCATGCCTTGTCACCATATCGCGGGCGTTGTTGGATATTTCGTTGATAAAGCTCGATGCCTCGTCCTTGCTGTCGTCAAACCATGCCAGCCACGGGATCGTCACGGCTGGCCAACGGCGGTTGAGGAACGCCAGCGTTTTGCGCGGATCATGGGCAAAGCCGACCCGCACCGGCACGGCGTCGACCGTTGCGATGTAGATCGCAATCGCCTCGACCGCTGCCAGATAGCGGATCACGTCATCATCGAGATCGGCGACGGGTATTGGCTCAAAACGGTTGATCTTTCGCACCGGGCGAATGTCCTTTTTTTTCAACATCAAAACACCGTCACGCGGTCGACGATCAGCCCATTGGCGATCCAATCGCACAGTTGCCAGTTTAGCTTTTGCCATTGCTCGACGTTGCCGGTGTAGCGGCGGCGGGCCATTTCGCGGCCAAGATCGCCGTCAAACGAGGCAACCCGGGCACAGACATTGACGATCAGCACGTTGTGTTCATCGTGCAGATACGTCATCGGCCACCACATGGCTTTTTCCATTTCGCTGATCTCGCGCGCGGTTGGCAGTATGCGGGTCCGGTTTTGCTCGCGCTGCATACTTTCCAGCTCACCGCCACCGACCAACGCCAATAGATCGTGCCACTCGAGCTTGTAGCGGGGCCACGTTGCGCCAAACCGCCTCGGGTATGGTGGATGCCACGTCGTGCGGTTTAAAACGCGCCACGCCTCAATTAAACAGGTTTGCACGTGCGGGCCGTTCCACGTTGCGGGCACGTATCGCGGTGCCGGTACATCGTCGAGCGGATGCCATTCCTCGATGACCTCGGTGCCGTTGAACAGCTTGGCCATGTTGTCGGCCCTAGCGGTAGCCGTGTAGTTTTTCACGTGAAACCTACGTCAGGATCACTAACCTATTTTTTTACTTCACGCTTTTTTGTCTGGTGGCCCCTTAGCAATTGGCACGACCTTTGCGCTTAAGTAATCTTTCTTTGTAGATGTAGGTTGCATTGCCAACCCATCGCGTAAGCGTTTGATTTCATTGAATGTGGCCCACCTTTTGTTGGCACTGTTTTCCGAAACTTTCACCAATCTTTGGGCACTAACGACCTCGTCGTCGGCGCGCTCGTTGCGGATCATCCCGGCGTGAATGTAAATTTTGCCAGCATCCAACAGCCGCGCCTTGATCCGCCGCCAGCCGCGAGTGTTGGTCCTTAGCTCGCGGGAAATGAAACGCGGGTCATCCTCCAGCGCGCCGTCGTGAATGTAGATTAAATCCAGAATGATGTTGTAAGCGCCGCATTCCTCCAGCGTCAGCCCGCGCATCCCGACCAAGGCCGCACGCGGGTCGCGTTTGTACCAGCGGAGGCGACCCATTCATGGCTCGTTGCGCTCAACGAGGCGTTCGACCGCCCGCTGCATTAAACTAAACTCGTTGTGAACGAGGCGGCCCTTGATGCGGCCCTTGGCATTGATGGCCTTAATTTTTGCATCGATGGATTTGACAACATCGGGATTAAATCCGGTACCACTCAGAACGAGCCAAAAGGCCGCGTGACCGCACGCCTCAAGCTGGTCAACGGTATAGGCAAGCTTTTCATCGGTGGTGCCACCGCCCATTTGTTGCTTGCACTCAATCGGCATCGTCTGACCGATTGCGAAATTCTTATAGAGAAAATCAACAATCCGACCTGTCGCAAGCTGATGTTGTCGGATCAAAAATTTGTCTTTCCGCTGCCAAAAGTCACCCTCAAAATGAAATTCCCGATTGTCGTTGACCGCGCGCACGCCGTAAGCCTTAAACCCGGCCTCAATAGCTAATTCACCAAAGCGGCCCGACCTCACCGCCCTTGCACCTTGCGAAAGCAAATCAGGCGGATCAGGCGGACGCGGACGCATCGCTAAACTCCGGTATTTCCTGATGAAACATGCTGCGCACGATTTCATTGCCCCATACCGTCCAACCCGGTGTGACGCGGCGGCCATACAGTTCCAAGTATGGGCCCGGTAGCAAACGCTCGACGCGCACTTGCACCTCGTCGGGCTTCCGGCTGTGCGCGCCGACCGGCGACATCACCACCTGATGCACGTCTTTCGCGAGCCGCGTCGGCGCGCCCTTGGTTGCCAGCAAACACAATTCGGCGTTGGCGCGAGTCCAATAACCCATGCCGGTAAAAATCCCATCACCGCTGCGGTTTTGCTTAATCCAGACAAAGCCCGCCGTTTTATAGTTGAAGCCCCAAGCCTTGATTAGCTCTAGTGCCTCGGGCAGTTGCGGCATCACCGCCCACAGCAACAGCGCGCAATCATCGGCGGCCAGCTCGGCGACCGGCAACGCCTTGATCTCGTCGAGCGTTTGCGTGTCGAAATGCCGCTCGGCCGACCGCATCTTGCCTTTGCCGCTGTAAACCCGAAACGACCACGGCGGATCGGCGCAGATGGTCGCAAACTTTTTGCCAGCCGCGATAAGCTTTTGCAGATCATCGACCGAGCAACCATCGTCGATGACCGTTTGTCGGGATGCCCGCTTAACGATGTTTGGAATTTTTGACGCCGCCTGAAAAATAGCATCACGGGCGGCGCTCACCGCCGTCTCAAACTGTGCATCGGTGAGGCGACCAAGCTTGCGCGCTTGGTTTGCGAGATTCTTGTCGATGTCCTGCGAGGCGAGCGTGGGCTCTACCGGGTTTTTCCGCAACCCGGTAGACTTGCGTTGATGAGGCTGCCCGCCCTTCGCCAGCCCCACCGTTTGCTTTTGCACGCGCCGCAACTGGTCGATCCGCCGGGTCGCCCGCATTTGTATTTCGCGCGCGTCGGCCATCAGGTTGATGTTTTTGGCTTGGCGGGCATAGACCCGCATCGCCACCGCCTTGTCGCGGATGTCCTTTGCCACGTCGATACGAGTCAACGTCGCAAAGTCGCGGCAGCCGCCATCGTATCGGGCGAGCGCCGATTTCACCGCGCGCCCCGCACTGCCATGTCATAGGCCGGGGCCTTGGGCGCTCGGCCAGGAGGATTGCAGCACCGCTCGAAATGAAAACCGCAATAGGACGAGCCTTGCCGGGTCGGCTGGCCACAGAATTGATACGGCGCGGCGCTCTGGTCGTCGCTCGGATAGCGGCAATCGCCGGGCTCAAGCTCGGCGAGCCACAGCCCTAGGAATGGTTTCGGTTTGTTTGGCACCTCGTCGACCTCGATATGTATGCCAACCGCCGCCGAGCTGACGCGCGGCGGTCGGCGGCGCTTATGAAATGTTGGCGGCGTGCTTGCCGGTTTGCCGGGTCTGCCCCGATGCAACAGCCCCAAGCGGTACAGCTTCCCCAAGACCGTTGAGCGCGTCAGGCGCAATATAGTGCCGATTTGTGTCGCCGATCTGCCCTCTGACCACAGCCGCGCTAATTCGTTGATCAGCTCGACGGTCCAATTGGGCATGGCGGACTCCTACAAACTTACACATCAACGGCGGGTTTTCTTTCTGGCGGGCTTACGGTGACCGCCGTCGCGCTGCCCCCACAGCCGCGACGGCGGCGGCGCAAAGCCGCGCTGCGCCAGATCGTCGATCATCAGCTTGTATTCTTTGGCGGGGAATTTTCGCGTGCGCCGCCAATTGCACAGCGACGGCGCGCTGGCCCGGTGCCGCCGCATCACGTCAGCGTCGCCGCCGAGCGCGGCAATAACACTGTTGACGGTGGTGAGATTGGGCTTGCGCGAATCAGGCATCCCCGAACTTTGCGACCGGGTTACACAAGAATCAAGCATCCGATTACATGAAAAACCGCTATTCAATTTTATATAGGATGCGGCTAAATTTAATTTGAAAGGCTGGTCAGTTCTGGCCTACCTTTTGCCGAGCCGGGACGCCACGCCCGCCTAACGCAGCAACCTCGGAAGGCTATGCCACATGGCCAAAAATCCCGACCTGTCAAAGGCACCCGTGCCGACACGGATGCGCGATCTGCGCGAAAAGCTCGGCTATGACCGCAAGATCGATTTCGCCCGGCTGTTGGGCGTCACCTTGGCGCGCTGGTCAAACGTCGAGCAAGGCTATCCGCTCAGCCGGGACATGTGCGCCCGGCTGAAAAAGGCCATTCCCGGCCTGACCCATGATTACATTCTGGACGGCGACACCACGGGCCTTAGCGAGGCTTTGCGGCTATTGCTGCGCGTGCCGTTAACAAACGGCACCTACGCCAAATTGCCGCTCGGGCGGGCGTTCGGTAAGCCGATAGAGCCCGAGCCGCCAGTAACCACGCGCAAACGCGGCACCACCTGATCAGGCGCTTGGCGCTCGCCGCCATCATCGTCGCCCGCCTCGGGCATGGGATGCACCAGTAAATATTTCGTGAGGGCTAGCGCCTCTAGCACCTCGCACAGCGGGCGGCACAACCGGCCAACCCCGGCACGGCATAAAGAGCGTTCAATTTTTTTCAAGGTTGTAGTGGCAAATTCCAAGTTTGCGACGGCTTGACCTCGCCAACTTTTTTCGTCGTCGATCAATATCTTATGCACGGCTTACTCCCACATTCACAGACCTCAATTTTAGTTTGGCTTCCCATTGTGTGCGCCGTCCCCGGCAATTGAGCGGCAAAGCCATAGTAAAATTGTTGTGGAAATTTTCAATACAGAAATTTGAAAAGCGACAACACAGATAAACGTCAGACTCACTGACGTTTCAAAAATTATTTTCGACTCGACGTTACATGGAAAACCACTATCCTCTGATTCGCGGATGCCTGTTTTCTGTGTAGTGCCACATGCAACCGAACAACAACGTCATCGATCTGGCCACGGAACGCCGCGTGCGCGCGCGGTTGACCCGCGACCGTGTTGTGGTGATCCGCGACACCGACCGCGAAAACGCCAACCGCAATTACTATGCGATCTACAGCTATAGCCGCGACGCCGTGCAAAGCGAGATCGACGGGCTGTTTGCCGAGGTCGAGTCGTTTGGCAACGGCTACGCCAATTTCGACATCCCGAGGCTCGATCCGTGCGGCGTCTATATCGCGCGCGGCGAGGTCGTGGTGCATCCCGACATCTATCCCGACACCGACATTTTCCCCGGGCCGAGGTTGATATGAAACGCGAGACCGCATTGCTCACCGAGATCGTCAACCGCGCCGAAAAGCTTTCCCGGCGCTTCAAACAGCCGACGGTGCGCGCCACTATCGTGCTTGATCTGGTGATGGCGCACCGGATGCAGCCGCTCGATCTCGAATTGTTACTCGCCGCCGACGACGTGAATTTTGCGCACGACGTTTTCGGCATCATGCGCCACATCGACCGCAAGAGCGGCGCGATGCGCGATTGTTTTGTCCCACGCTTTGCGAGGTTCCAGCATGACCACGATGCCAGCTAAAAAAGCCGAACAGCCGCCCGCCACCACGGTCGAGGATGTTCTCATTCGCGGCGATCTCAGCAAGCTCACCGAGGCGCAGCGCAATGAATACTACATGCGCGTCTGCCAATCGCTCGGCCTCAACTATCTGACGCGCCCGTTCGATTATCTGATGTTGAACGGCAAGCTAGTCCTATACGCCAAGCGCGATTGCGCCGACCAGCTCCGCAAGATCAACGGCATATCGGTCAAGATCATCAGCCGCGATGTGGCCGACGGCTTGCTGGTCGTGCATTCGCAAGCCGAGGACAAGACCGGGCGCACCGACGAGGATTTCGGCGTCGTGCCGTTCAAAAACGCGGGCAATGAATTTTCCGCAAACGCGATGATGAAAGCGGTGACCAAGGCAAAACGCCGCGTCACACTGTCGATCTCGGGGCTCGGCTTTCTCGACGAAACCGAGATACCGGCAACGGGCGGGCCGCCGCCGACCGCGCTCATCAACGACGACCAGCGCAAAGCCCTGTTGAAGGTTGCCAAAGAGGTCGAGGCCGATCTGCCGCAATATCTCGAATACCTGTCGGTGCGATGGGAAATGGACATCGCCAAGCTGATCGACATCCCGGCCAGCCATTACGATGACGCGCTGGCGCAACTAGAGCGCAAGCGCACGCCCGCCCATGATCCCGAAACCGGCGAGGTGACCGATGCCAATTCCTGACAAGATTCACGTCGACGCCGAGGGGCGGCGCTGCGAAGCAATCCGCGAAATGTTGCTGGCCGAGCATGGCGACGACCTCGACGAGGAAACGCTGGCCGACACCATCGAAGGCTTGAGCAACATGAACGAGTTGCTGGCCGCCATTATCCGAGCTGCGCTCGACGACGAGGCGATGATCGAGGCAATCAAGTTGCGCGTCAACGATATGACGGCCCGGCTCGCACGCTTCAGGGCCCGCGCCGAACACCGCCGCCAGATCGTTCGCGACGCGATGGCCAACTATCACATCGGCAAGCTGACGCCGCCGGATTTCACGGCGTCGCTGCGCCCGGGTCAACGGCACGTCGTTGTCACCGACGAATCGCTAATTCCCCAAATTTTTTGGGAGCATATCCCGCGCCTGAAAAAACGTGACCTTGGCGAGGCGATGAAAGATGGCGCGGATGTCACCGGCGCGGCGCTGTCCAATCCTGAAATGGTTTTGAGCGTGAGGACAAAATGAATCTAGCAATTCAACGCAAGACACAAATAGCGCGGCCCGCTAAAGGTGCACCGACGCCAGAGCCCGTTAGCTAAGCGAGGACAAGGTGATTCTAGCGGGGCCATCTTTTCCATCGGCCAGCGGGCCGGTCGGTGCACGAAAGATCACCTGCGGGGCCCCGCCGCCGAGTCGGCTCGGCGATCTCATACCGTTCAAGGTGATCGAGGCCCGCACTATTTTGCCGTTGCAAAGCCTGTCCGTTCCTTTTCGTGGCACCAAGGTGCGGGGCAGTCAGGCAATGCAAAGGGCTCGGCTGATGATGGTTGCTGCCACCGGAGGCCGGGCCCACCATTTTTGTGCGCGTTGCGTCGAGTAAACGGTGCGGGCTGTGGCACCTTGTTGTTTGTTACCGCAAGCCCGTGCCGTAAACCCTAGCTAGGAGAAAAGCCACCATGACAGACACCACAGCCGCCACCGCCAGCCTCGACAAGCTCGCCGCCGAGATTGAGAACGCCAAAGGCACAGCTAGCGCGCAAGCGATGGCCGTTGCTGATCAGGTCATACATCGCGCCTCGGCAGCAATGAGCGACGTTCACGCGCACGCGATGGCCCGGATCGCCGGGATGCGCGAGCAACTCGACGACCTCGAAAACACCATCGTCGAGTCCAAGGAACGCGCCGAGCTGCATATGCAGAAATTTATGCGGTTGGTGACCGACGGCGAGGAAGCCGTTCGCGCAATGGAAATCGCCGTGGCGCGGATCAGCGACCAAGTTTTGACGCCGCACTAGGAGGCAACACAATGACCAAGCACGTGAACATGATTCCGATGATCGAGCCACGCCCGCCCGGCGTGGCCCGGCTCGCCTCGTTCAAAGAGGCGTTGATCTATGGCCGCTTGGGCAAGACCCGCGCATATGAGCTGATCGCGGCGGGCAAGATCAAGGTCCGCAAGGACGGTCGCAACACGCTGGTCGATCTCGACAGCATCGACGAATACCAGCGCACCTTGCCCGCCAAATGAACCGCGAGGCGATGGCGCGCAGCATCCTTGAGGCGGCGTTGATCCCGGGCAAAACGCCGACGCAGATCAGGATCGCGATCCGAGCCGCGCTGCAATTGCTGGCATACAAGCCGCCGTCGAAACGGCCACGCCCGTCGAGAAAGCCATGACCGACATCGTTGAGCGGCTGCGCGCCGCGGGCGACCGAGAGGAAGGCCGCCCCTATTCGACAATGCATGAGGCCGCCGACGAGATCGAGCGGCTGCGCGAACTGTTACGCGGAACAGGGGCTAACCGCTATTGGGAGGCGCGCTGGCGCGATGCCGACGCCGAGATCGAGCGGCTAACGGAAGCCCTACAGCGCATTGTGCAATGGGCCGACGCCTATCCGCTCGACATATTCCATGAGCCGAGCGCCGAGGAATGCCAGCGCGCCAGCAAGCTTTTAACGGCCAACGGCATGACGCTGGACGCTTTCTCGGCCAGCATGGGGCGGCATTGCCTTATGGGTGTCGGCGATATTGCGCGGGATGCGCTCAAATAAAGTGGGGATGTGAGTGGGGATATTGAGGTTATCCATTTAAATTCCACATACGCCACAATGGGTTAGCTGCCAAGTTTGGAGGCGGGCGTGGCCTCCATTTTAACCGTTCGTTAACGTTCGCCACCTTCCGCCAACGTTCGCGACACCCTCCTAAACCCCATATATTTGCTGGCGTTTTCGCTCCGTCACGGTTCGGTGACGTTCGCACGCGTTCGTGACCAGCCGCCGATAAAGTGGGGATGTGAATGGGGATGTAAACGGCTATATTGGGCCGGGACCGAATCTCGATTTGAGCCGATTCAGGTCGGAGGCGAATACCGGAATTGAACCTTTCAGAACGTAGGACTCGCGTCACATCCCCACTCTACATCCCCACTCGGAGCATTTATGAAAACCCATCTGACCGACACCGCGTGCCAAGCCGCCAAAACCAAAGGCGACAAGCTGACCAAGCTCAACGATGGCGGCGGCCTTTACCTGTACGTTTGGCCGACCGCCAAGGTTTGGTATTTCCGCTACAAGCATCCCAAGACGCTCAAGGACACCATTGCGGCGATCAAGCCCTATCCGGCCATGAAGCTCGGCGAGGCGCGGATCGAGCGCGACCGGCTCAAGGCGCTCGTCGACGGCGGCCTCGATCCGCACACCGTCAAGGCCGACATCAGAAAGGACAAGGTGGCCAACGCCACCAAGACCTTTCACGCCATGAGCGAGGCGTGGTTTGAAAGCGAAATGGTGAATTTCAAGCCGCCGATGGCTCCGCGCACGCTGACCAAGAATCGCTTTCTGTTGAACCGGCTGCAATCCGATCTCGGCGCGTACCTGATCACCGACCTCACCACCAAGCACGTCTTTGAAATGGTCGCCAACGTGCGCCGCGATCTCAGCCTCGACTACGCGGGCCGCGTCACGCGGTTCACCTCGCGCATCCTGCAATGGTGCATCGCTCAAGACCTGATCAAGTATGACGTGGCGCAGCCGGTGCTTAAACAGCTCGCCACCACCAGCAAGCGGGTCGGCGACCGCAAGCAACACCGCCCGGCGGTGACCCGATCCGGCACCGACAAGCAAAAGCTCGGCAAGGTCGTCAAGCTGTGGCGCGACATCAACCGCTATAACGGCGTATTCGGTCGCGAGGCGCTTAAGTTTACGGTGCTGACGATGGTGCGGCCCGGCGAATGCACCAACGCCGAATGGTCCGAGGTCGATTGGGACGAACGGGTTTGGGTCATCCCCGCCGCGAAAATGAAAATGCGGCTAGAGCATCACGTGCCGCTGTCCGATCAGGCGTTTGCCCTACTCAAGCGGATGCACAAGCTGACCGGCAAAGGCCGCTGGATATTCTCGGCCGATGGGGCCGAGCGCAAGCTGTTCGGCGGCACGGTCGATCAAGGCATGTCCGAGGTTGCGCTCAATAAGGCGCTGCGCTCGCTCGGCTATGACACCGCCGCCGAGCAATGCGCCCACGGGCTGCGCGCGGTCGCCTCGACCATGCTCAACAGCGAGGTGCGCGACGACGACAGCAAGCGATGGCCGAGCGAGATCATCGAGCTGCAACTTGCCCACGTCGACAGCGACACCCGCGCCGACTACAACGATGCGACCTTGCTCAAGGCCCGCGCCAAGATGTTGCAGCATTGGGCCGACCGGCTCGACGGCATGGCGCGCCGGGGCGACGACGGCAGAGTCGTAGCGTTCAAGGCGGTGGCCTAATGAACGCCTTGAAAAAGATCGCGCTGATACTGTTTACAGCAGTATTGCTCCCATCTGTCGCCGTTGGCGGCAGCGGCCCGTATTTTGGTAGTTGGGAGTTGAACGAACACATCTACGTCGGCACCCCACCACCCACTCAGGGATACAATGTTTCAACGTCGATAGACGCCAACGGCGTGTGGTTCAATTTTCAATTGTCCTGCGAGGTTGGTGAATACCGAGCGGAGCTTTACGGGCATAACAAGATAAAACCCGATACCCTCATGATCAGCATTGATGGCAAGAAACCCCGCGCCTTCAATGCGTCAACGAATGACGAGGGCATTATAACAAAAATAACTAACGCCGATCTTGAGTGGCTTGCAGACAGCCAATCGACCATTCGCATTGTGTCACCAACATCTCGGCGCGAATTTGTTTTCAGCGTGAAGGAAACCCGCAAGGCGGTCGCGGTTCTGAAAGAGGCGTGCAAAATCCCGTAACCCCGACAAGGTCCGCGATGCGGACACACAAAAAGGGCCCCGGCATATCGCCGGGGCCTTTGCTTTTGTGTCGGACAGCGGACAAACCCAACACAAAAAAGAGGCCCCGGCATCTTGACCGGGGCCCAAGTTCGGGCGTTAAAATTAAATGAACAACCGGCGAGGTAACCGGATGGAACGCAGAAACACGGAGTGGCGAATGCGCCGCCGCCGCCACGTCGACAAGCTGACCATCGACGCGCTCAAGCTGTCGCGCAGCATCATGCCGCTATTGGCTGGCCAAGACCCCGGCGTGGTCGGCGGCGCGCTCGCCGATCTGGTGGCGCTGTTGATCGCCGGGCACCATCCGAGCTTGCGCGACGAAATTCTAAAATTGCACATCGACACGGTGACCGCGCTGATCGAGCCGAGCGCCGAGGAAATTCTCAAGCGGCGGGGCAGCGTGCCCCCGGCATGGCGGGAGCATTAGGAACATGAAACCTCCGAAAGGCGTCACCGTGGTCGGGCTCGACGATCCAGCCGAGCTGCACAACGCCATCGCCGACGCGGTCGGCGAGCCGCGTATCGAGCGCGCCGAGTTTTCGGTGTGCCAGTTTTTCGCCGACGGCAGCTATGAATACGTGCGGCGCTACGTCACCGCCAAGGAAGCGTTTGACGTGTTTTTGCATTACACGCAAAGCGTCGGCGCGCGGCGCGGCATGACGAGTCGCGTGATCATCACCGACGGCGGCGACAACACCAACGCCGAATGGATATTCGGCGAGGGGCTGACCTATCCGACGCGCAATCCCAAATGGCCGGGGCAAAAATGAAATATGTGCTGTTGCTGATGACACCCGATCAAATTCAATTTTATCGGTTCAACACTCGCGAGGTCGCCGACGACATCGCCGAGGAACTAAGGGCTAGGTTTGGGGAAACTTCAGTTATTGTTTATGAGGATTGAGCATGGGCTATGTTTTCGTAACGAGCCCGTGCTTTGGCTGCGGTCGCGTGTTTTCCTATAACCCGATGCGCGTGCCGAGCTATCGGTCGCCCGACGGCGACCGCAAACCGATTTGCCAAGCGTGCGTTGATCGCGTCAATCCGGCGCGGCACGCCAACGGGCTCGAAATGATTCGCGTGATGCCCGGTGCCTATGAGCCTTGCGACGAAAGCGAGCTAGGCGACTAGGCGTCGCCGCCGCCAGCGCAGCCCGAGCATCGCCAGCAACGCCGCCAGCGCGCCGGGCAGCCCGGCCCCGAGAATTGGCGCGGGCACAGCGAACGGTGTGGTTGTCAGGTCGCCGCCATAGCCCGCCGTGCCGCCACCTACGCCTGAGATGTCGAGGAAGTAATTGCCCCCGGCCAGGATGGCGCTGCCTGCCAACACCTGACAGCCGGTCGGATCGCTCGGGCACGGCACCGCCAACACAGGAAGGTTAACCGCTACATCATCGCCGCCGCCGGGGATACCGTTTGGGCCAGAGCTGAACAATTGCCCGGTGAACCCGGTGATAAAATCCGACGCCGCCAGGAAATCGTTGGTCGCCGACGCAATCGTGACGAACTGCGTTCCAATCAAATGGAACGTAAACTGATCGTCGAACGTCGTGCCAAGCACGCTGTTCGAGAAATGCCCGGTTGCACTGTTGGGATTGTTGCCGAGGTCGGTGATGATCAGAGCATTGCCCGCCGTCGGGATTGCACACAGAGCAACAGCGAAAGCCATGAATAACGCGCGCCGCATATCGGTGGTCCTTTTGCTGGAGAAAATTACACGGCTATCGTATCAGGTTTGCCGCCCAACACATCGGCAATTGCGACGCAAATCTTGTGGAATTGCTGGTGATAAATCGCGGCATCGGCGTCGCTGTCACAAAAACACACCTCGATCAGAATCGCCGCCTCGTCGGTGTGCCGTAAAAAATACAGGTTGGTGCGTTCCTTTGCCCCGCGATCCGTGAAGCCGCATTTCGCAATGGCCGCCGACACCTTGGCGGCCAGATCGTGTTGCGTCAGATGGCAAACCTCAACGCCATGCGCCTGTTTGTTGAAGGCATTAAAATGCACCGACACATCGAGGTTGCGGTCGCGGCTGTTGTGCGCGTCGACGATGCGGTGCAAATTCTCGTTTTGGGTTTTGCTGACATCGTCGTGAAACACGTCGACGACAACGCCGCGCGCGATCAGCTCGTCGGCCAGATGCTCGACCACGCGGCGGGCCTCGTCGACCTCGTCGATGATGCCGGAAGCGCCGCGCACATACTTGCCGTGCCCCGACGAAATAACGATGCGGTCATAGCTCATGAACGTTGTTCTGTCGGCAGCAAATGCCAGATCGCGCTCGGCTTGGGGCCCTGGCGGCAATCGCGAATGTCGCTCACCAATTTGCTGATCAGATCAGATTGCGTCTTGTTGCGCTCGCTGGCATTGGCGGCAACCTCGCCCAAGACATAGGCGGCGAAGCCGAGAAAGCCGACATTGACGACCAGCAACGCCAGCGCCAGCGGTGTTGATTTCATCGCATCGATGGTGCCCGATGCAATCTTGCCGGTTGTTTCGATGGGGCTCATGTCATTTTTGCCTTGTTGACGAAATCGCCCAACGTTAGCGGCGGCTGGCCCTCGATGGCGCGCAAGCGGTTTTCGTGATCGTACAGCACCGCTGATTCCGGTTGAGCTGCCGGTGGCACCGGCTCGGGCTCGACATAAGGATCGGGCACACCGCCATCGGCCAGCCATTGCTCATATTCGGCGCGGTCGCGGTTGGCTGGATCGTTGGGAATTGATGCGTGGTCTGCCGTGCGGATCACCATATCTGTATCGGTAAGTTGATAGTCGGCCATCACAGCCTCGCATCCGCTACGTCAACGCCGCCGGTAAGCGCCGTATCCCCTACCGCGTTGGATGCGAGATAATGTCGATAACCGTCCACCGTTGCATGATCGAGCCCTTGGGTCGTTGCGTTGGTCAGCGTGCCGCCCGTGCTGGAAACGGTTGGTGCCGCCCGCATCTGTACAGGATGAAAAAACCAAGCGCCCACAGACGCCCCCGATGCAAACGCGGACTGAATAATGTCCACGGATCGCTTGTGGTAGTAGCGCCTGCAACTCTGCAATTCCTGTTCGTAAGGCCGCATGATGAACGGCGTTGCGCTAGCCCCGCTTTCGAGCTTCACGCCGACGAGCGTTCCGCTATTGAACTCAATCGACATTACCGTGCCCGCCGTCTGCCCGGTAATCAGCAAAGGGCTGCCCGCATAAGAACCGGATGGCGTCAGCGTGTTGACACCAGCGCGAGCTTGGGCAGTGCCGGTCCAACTCAGAACATAAGAACCACCAGCAACATTCACGTCCTCAACCGGCTGGATGAGGGATTTGCCCGACGCTATGGTTATCTGAGTGCTGCTTTTAAGTTGGGTGAAAGAATAGTCGCCGCCAGTTGCCCCGGCTTTCCATTGATCGTGTCCATACGTTCCGGCGCTCAACGCAGCGGCAGAAACATAACCGACTTGATTGATGCGAAAATCCCCGTTGATGATAAGGTTTGTGGCTGGCGACCCAAAGTTCTGCCTGACAAACGCCGTGGTAGCGATCTGTGTGGTGTTGGTGCCGACCGCTGCGGTTGGTGCGGTCGGCGTGCCGGTCAGACCGGGGCTGTTGATCGGCGCGCGCGATGTGTCGCTTGGATGAACGTGATCTTGCCGGGAAAATAATAGCGACGTGCCGACCGCCGCCGTGCCGTCCATGATTGGCGGCGCGGTGCCCGGCGCGCCCGCGCCGTCCGCACCGGCTGGCCCCTGCGGACCAGTTGCCCCGGTATCGCCCTTTGGTCCCTGCGGGCCGGTCGGTCCCGGCACCGTCGACGCTGGCCCTGTCGGCCCTGTTGGCCCTGTTGGTCCCGCCGGGCCTTGTGTCCCGGCTGTCCCGGTATCGCCCTTTGGTCCCTGTGGGCCGGCCGGTCCCGGCATTCCTTGCGGCCCTGTTGGCCCTGCCGGTCCCTGCGGCCCGCCAGGATTCCCGGGCGGCCCGGCTGGCCCCGGCGCACCGGGCGGACCTTGCGGCCCGGGCGGCCCGCCAGCGGGCCCCGGCGGTCCCTGTTCGCCGGTGGCTATCGTCTCAATGTCATCGGGCGCAAGGACGACGACACGACCATCGTCGTCAACCTCAACGGCAATGATGACGTTGCTGTCGGTAATGACCTCGACGCTGCTCACCGCGTCGGCCCCGCGTTATTGGTCAACGTGCCCGACCAAATTTTTGTCTTGAAGCCGCCGAGCGTCATGATGTTGGAATGATCATAAATGCCGAGGCCGAGGCGTTCTAAGACGTCTTGACGGATCAACACCGTAAACATTCCGTTAACCGGATCGGTTAGCACCATTTCGCCGGTATCGGTGCCGAGCCGCAACAACGCCTCGGCGTCCTCGGCGTGGCGGCGCAACATCATTTCCAGCGACGCGCCGGTGATGTCAATCGGCGTGCCCGCCGTCGCCATGACGTACTGAAATACGCGGTAGAAATCCGCGTCATTCTCAACGGTGATATTGACGGTTGCCATTTATGGGACCGTACTCGAGATTGCCGCATATGCCGCGTCAATCGCCGCCAGTGTTGTCATGCTGCCGCCGTTGATGGCCGTCAGGTTGGTACTTTCACAGGTAAAGCAGGACTGCACAAACACGGTCACATCATTATTCAGAGTAGCCATCTGCGTGTTGTTGAGCGGAATGAATGTGCCGTCGCTCATTTTCCAGTTTGTGATGTGCGCCGGATTGGCTTGCGAATATTGAAAACTGCTGTTGATCGTGTTGCGCGACGTTGTATCGGTTAAAAATGGCACGGGACTCAGACTCGTAATAATCATGCCGCCGGTGGCGTGGCGATTTCTGGCGTCAGCACTGTAAGCGGCAAGTTGGCCCTTGCTGTAGGTCGTCGGCGTCGGCTGGATGAACGTGTCGGCGGAGAGAAAGAGCCACTCGGGCAATTGCAAGCCGTTTGCGCGGACCATGACCGCCAACTCGTTTTCATTCGCAATTGGTGCGGCTAAATTGGTTGCAGCCCATGCGACATAAGCCGCATCGCCAACCGCAACCAGCGTGTTCGTCTTGCTCTGATAGACGTCGGTTGTTGAACCACCGACAATCCAGTAATGATCCGCGACATTCATATGAGTTGCCCCCCCGATACCGGCGTGCCGCCAACACTGCCGGGCAATGATCCAGAGCCACGCCCGCCTGTATCAATGACGCCGTTGCTGGATACGGAAAAATTGGTGCCGCTCACATTTACGCCGCCGGTCATGGTTCCGTAAATCACTTGCGCCTGACCGCCGGTCGTTACATTTATAAAAGAGGTCGGAAAGTTAACCGCGCTCGTAAATGCAAGCGACATTGCTGGCGGGAGTGTGTTGTTGACATAAATGCCATTCAGTCTTGTTACTAGGTGCGAGCCGCCGCACGCGCCGTAAACCGTAAACGGCCCATAGGCGAACACCGTGCCGCCCGCGCAATGAATGTTGTCACCGTGGCACGGTCCAAACGCCATCGCCAAAAGATTGACAACGCTGCCGCCGAGAAATACGCCGCACCCGGAATCGCCGGGCCCCGCCGCAACCGTCGACACCGCGAATCCGTCGACCGACCATGTTCCGCCGTGCTGAAACACAAGCGCGCTGCCCTGCCCGCCGTTGGCGATGTGACACGCAATCGGGTTTGCATGATTCCCGATCAGCTTGACCATGCCCGAGCCGTTCGGCAACGGCGCGTCAATTATCGTTGAAGTGTTATAGGTGCCGTCGGCAACATGAATTTGAAAATTCCAGCCGCCGAGATTGTATTTTGCCATTTCGGTCATGGCGCGAGTGATGGTTTTAAATGGGCCATGAGCCCCCGACACGGTTGCCTGTGAACCGTCCAGCGTCGTGTCGTTGCCGATTGCATCGCTAACGTAAACGTCGCGCGTTGCAGTGAGCGTTGTTACACCGCCCGCGCCGCCTGAGATCAATTGGAAATTCGCGCCATCATACACACATTCGATAATCTGCCCCGCATGAAGCTCCGCGCCGCTTAGTTGTGACAGATCGCCATGCACAAGCGGCACCGAGCCGATTGCATTGACGTTGACAACGGCTTGCGTCGTGTTGGCATAAGCGACCTTGACGATAATCCGCAAACCGACGCTGTATTGTGCAATTGCCGGGTTAAGCGTAATGGCGATTTGATTCGGCGTGCCTTGGTCGGCCCCGAAATTAACATGACCGCTTTGCACCGATTTTGCGAGTTGCAATAAATCGGCATCGGTCGGCGTCAGTCCGCTTGCGGTTATAAAATTGACGATTTCCCTCTGCGGATATTCGATAGATGCCGCTGGCGGGATCGAGCCCATCGTGCCGGTCGACGGGTTGCCATTGATGTACGCCGCGTTTGGATCGCTGACGCCATACGGTGCTTGATATTTCATCGACGCGATTCCTCTTTATGGTGTTCCGGCCATTGGATCGCCGGGATCGCTCAAGCCGGAATAGTCAAAGATTATTTGCGTGTGGCCGGGCTTCCAGCGGTTGAGCAAACACTCAAGATCGTCAGCGGTACCGATGCGCAAATGCGGATCGACGCCGCATTGCCCCGACGCAGAGCGAAACCAAACCAACTTGGCTTGGTCGACGTGCACGGTCCAATAGAAGCGGTTGGCGTCGGGCCCGAGCCCGTAATAGGGCCATTCCGATAGATCGCCATCAGCGACCGGCGCGTCGCCGCGCGCATCCATGATCGGGTTGCCCCACACGTTGCGCATCGGATCGGGCGGCAGGTCGCCGTACACGCGGGCGTCGCCGACGCTGTCGATGCCGACGACAAAGGTCCGATACTCGGTGATGGTGATGGTGTAGCCGATCTGCGCGGCCACCGAGATGAAAAATTCCCGGCTTTGCTCGCCGAGCATCGTCATGCGCATCACCAGCGCAAGTTGGCGCTCGTCGATGCTTTGCGGTGCGGTGTAGCAGGGATCAGGCAGCCCCCAAGCGCGCTCCCAATCCGGCAGCAACTCTACGGTCTGGCGCGGGTCGCTTTCGCGTTCCAACAGATCGGCGGCGCGGCTGTCGACATCACCCCAAATTGCGGTGAGGCCGCCGAGCAATTGCATCAAGGCCGAGTCGTATTCGCGCGGCCACGCCGGGCCAACCGGCAGCAACGCGGCCAGCGGCTCGACGTAGTCGTCGCCGCTGCGCCGCACGTGACGGTCGGTCATGGCGTATAGAGAATAGTTTCCAGCACCGCCATGTACCCGGGCGCGGGCATCACGGCATCGTCAAAGACCAAGTTATGATGATCCTCGCCGACCGCGTTGGTGATGGCTTCATCAACCCATGACCGATAGATGGTTTGGCCCGGGGCCGCCTTGACGAACAGCATGTCTTGAATCTCTTGCTCAATTGATGCGCGGGTTGCCGCGTCATCCATGGCAAGATTGCTGATCGTCATGTCGAGGAATTGCTTGATCGGCGCTTGCACATAACAATCCTTCACCGTCACCGGGCGCTTAAGGTCGATGTAATCCTTGACCGCAATGATGTCGTCGGGCTGCGGCCAACCGTCATCATCGGCGCGCAGCTCGTCCATCAGGAATCGCACCGTCATCGTGCCGGGGCCTTGCTCGGGGAAGGCCCACGCCCGCGTCACGCCGGGCACTTGTTTGGCCCATGCCACATAATCGTATTGCGCGCCGCCCATCGGCGGTTGCTGAATGCGTTCCAGCACGCGCTCGCGCAGATCGTCGTCGCTTTCGATGTCGACGCCGCCGGTCATCTCGACGATGGTCACGGTGCCGTCGACGCCCGCGATGGCACCAACAAAGGCAATGCTCGATCCCTCGTCGAGGTTGCCAGCCTTGCCGGGATCGATGGCGCGGATCGCCCCCGGCGTCGGTTCAACGCCGACCGTGATCTGTTCGATGGTTTCGTACAGCACGCCCGCCGACCCGGTGAGCTGAGTGCCTTGCGGCAAGATGGTGCCATCGATGCCGGTCACCGTGCCCGAGCCGCTGGCGAACGTCGCGGGCTTGCGGCCATTGCCGGGCAACCAAATGTCGGCGTGGCGGTCGAGCCATTCGGTTTCGGCGGTGTCGGGCAGCAATTGCAGCGCCAGCCAATCGATGTAAAGCAGCACCAAAAACGCTAAGCCAGCGTTGCCGTCGGACAACACACGTAACACGCTGTTCGGCACCATCGCCGCCGAGTGCAGCCGCGCCGTGATGTAGTCGCGGTTTTGCTGGCGCACCTCGTTAAGCGTCGGCGTTGTCCAAGGCATAAATCAGGTTCCTATTTCGGCCCATAGGGCCTGATACATCAATTGAATGGCGGGCAACGGGCCGCGCCATATCGTGATCTGCGCCACGATCTTTTGCAGCTCGGTGCGCGTCACCACGACATCAAAGCTTGAGCAAATGCGATTCTCGACGAACGGGCGCAACGCCTCACGGATGTAGGAATCGATCCGCGCGATGGTCGAGCCTTGGCTCGCTTCAAACCCGGTGATCTTGTGGCGCTCGATCAGCCACAGGCGGCAACCGATGGGCCACGCGTTCCAGATCAGCTCGGCGTCGGTGTCGGCCCACCAGCCCCGCCGGTCGCTGTCGTCGATGTTCGGCAGCACGTCGTCGGGCAGCGCCAGCCGGTTGGTGCCGAGTGCCACGATCACGGCGGTCGCCAGCGCCTCGGTTTCGTCGATCAGCCCGTCGCGCTTTTGCAACAGGTCAAACGTCACCGCAAACGGCGAGACGATGTCATAGAGTCTCAGATCGGGCATTGGCTCACCGCCTTTTCATACGGCATACCATTGCCCGCCATAGGCCGCGCCCATTGCCTTGCTGGTTCCGCCGCCGGTAATCACACCAGAACCGTCTATGCTGGCATCCAGTATCAAGGCGACCGCGCCATTAACCGGCGACGGCAAACCCGAAAAACTAGTCCAAGGAAGAATCAAGCTTGTTGCCGGTGTCGGCGGGACTTGAATGAATGACGCCTGGATGTACCCGGTCGCTATGATGTTGCGGCCCGCCGTGATGTCATTCCCGGCGTTGATGTCATTCCCGGCATTGATGTCATTCCCGGCGGTTGAATTGGCCACCGCTGAAACATTGGCCGCCGCTGAAACATTATGAGCCGAGCTGATGTCGCCACCGTTGACCGTGCTGATGCCTTGCGCGGAAATGTCGACGGTAAATGCCGCATCGTTTGGCATTTCAAACCTCGGCAAAAGTTTGTTTTGCCGGGCCGCCCTCGGTCACCACCTTTGGCCCGTTGCCGTTGGCGGCGTCGAGGCCGAGGAACGTCGGCCCAATGGTTTCAAACCGGGTGTTTGCGTTATTGCTGATGGTTGGCGACGTGATCGTGATCTTGTCGGCCTCGATCAGCAACGTGCTATTGCCGACCGTGAATTGCATCTTGGTCGGATGGTTCACGGTCCAGGCGTCTTTGGTCAGCGTCAGGCTGGCCAACGCCTTGCCCCCGGCCTGTGCGCCTTGGCCGTCGTCCTTGGCATCTTGCGATTGCGATTTCGGCGCGCTGTCACTGTCCATGATCTGCGCGACAATCTTTTTGCCTTTCGGTGCGCTGGTCACAATGCCGTCGCGCGTAAAATGCACTTGCTGGCCCTGATCGTCGAACAGCGCGACCTCGCCCTCGTTCAGCCCGCGCAAGCGATAGCGGCGGTCGCCGGTGACGATCAGCACGCCGTGCGAGCGTTGCCCGCCGGTGAACACGATCAGCCCCTCGGCCTTTTTCTTTTGCTTGCCTTGGCCGGTCGGTTGCTTGACCCGCGATGTCAAACCATACGGCTCAAAATGCTCGATCTCTTTTTGCTTTTCCTCGGTGTAGAGACTCACCTCATGTTCACGAAACAGCGGGTCGTCGTCGTTTTTCTCGACGGTGACGCGCTTGATGGCGTTTTTCATATTGTCGCCAAGCGTGCGCGTCGAGACTCGCATTACGGTTCCTCTTTCGGTTGCGCGGGCTGTGCCGTCGATGGGGCCTCGGGCGTCGGCGTGTCGCCGACCTTGATCTGATCGCGGCCACCGAGCCGATCCGGCAACACCAGCTCCAGCGTCGTGGTGGTGCCGGTTGAATCATTCTGCCGACAGGTCGCCGCCTGAATGCCGAGCTTGGCGCGATCCTGCGGCAGCAACATCGGCGAGTAGAGGTTGATCAGGTTGCCGACCTCGTTGAGCCAGAGCTGACCGCCCTGACGCTGCCAGCCGCGCACCGTGATGTTGGCGGTGAATATGGTGGCGGCGTTGAGGTCCACCGAATGATTGGCAAACATCTGCGCATCTTTAACGTCACCCGGCTGCGGCATCACCATCAACAGCGGCGACGGAATCTTGGCGTTGTAATTTGGATTCTTCGCCTCGGCGGATTGCGCCCGCGCCTTGTCGCCCCAATGCGCGTTGGTGCCGTGCTGGTCGCCGTCAACCTTGATGGTGTCGGCGGCGTTGTCCTGCGACCACACCAGCTCTGCTTGCAGGATGTTGCGGCCCTCTTGCAGATCGGCGACCTGTTGGCCGCCGCCGCGAATACCGACAAGGTTGCCCATCGCATTGTCGAAAATGTGAATGTTGCGCATCTGCGCCAGCCGCAAGATGAACTGAAACGGGCTTTCGCCCCAATGGATCGACACGCGCTCGAAAACCTTTTGCGCACCTTCCGGCATCCCCTTCAGCGAAAACGTGATGCCATATTTTTTAGTGGCGGCGTTAGCGAGCTTTTCCAGCGTCTGGTTTTTGAATTGCCCCGGCGGTAGCACCAGCGAGCTTTTCGCCAGCGCGGCGGTGTTCGATTGGCAGACAAACCGCACGTTGTGCGAATTGCCATCATAGCTAACCTGTCGCACCGTCACCGCGCCGGTCAGCGCCAGCTCACCCGCCAGCGTGATCTTGACCGGCGCGCCGGGCGGCAGCCGGATCGATTTCCAGCCCTTGTTGAGGTCGCCGATCTCGGCCACCACCAAGGTCGCCCGCGACACGATGTCGGAGGCGGTGCGGGTGACCTCGACCTCTTTCCAAAACTTATAGAGCGTGCCGCCAGCTTGAACGATGCAGATTTCTTGCGGGTTTGGCATGGGTCATTGCGACAGCGCGCGAACGGGCATTTGCACGAACGCCGGATGCACCGGCTCGTTCTCGTCGATCAGCTCGCCGCACCGGGCGGCGTCGCTATAGAGCCGTTGCGCAATCCACAGCGCGGGCTTGGATAGCACAAAATTATAAACCACTATTTGCGGCAATGGCCGCGCCCGCGTCGTCAGGTCATACGTCACCGCCGCGTGCAGCCCGATGATCGAGCGATAGGCGGCTTGTTCCATGCTGTTGGCCGCAACGGTTTCGGCCTGATCAAACGCCGCATTCATTTGGTCGAGGTAGCCGTCGACCTGTGGTCGGCTGGTCATCGTGGTCGCGGCCAGGATGCGCGCACATTGCACCAGCGCAAAACGAATGACGCTGTTCTGCACCGACAGCGCTGCGTTATAGGCACAGTAGACAGCGACGGCGTGCCGACGCACCACATCGAATTGGCCGACCGTAGCGCCCGCCAACCGCGCCAAATTGAACAGGTTGGCGAGCGGCGCGGCAATAGCCGCGTTTTCGATCAACAGCTCGGCGTCGGCGATCAGATCGCCAGCGGCAAGCCGCACCAGCGAGCCGGGCCGACCGGAATCGACGGTGATGGTGTTCAATAGGTCTTTGACCGTCGCGACCACCAGGAGCGTCGCTTCCTCGCGGGGTAACGCTCTCATGCGTGACCTATTCCGCCGCTCGGCGGTGGAGTTGGATTTGGCATGTCGGCGGCGGCGTCGGAAAGGTTTGTGTTCGAGGTGTCAACGGTTTGCGACTCGGCGTTATCGGCGGCGGTGTCGCTCGCGCCTTGGCTGTCCGTGTTGATCGAGAAGCCCGCTTCCCCGGCCTCGACAAATTGCATATCGAACTCGGCCATGCCACCCGCTTGCCGGGTTTCGCGCACGGTGTAGTCGCGCACTTGGCACAAGATAGAATCGCGTTGCAGCAAGGTCGGCAGGATCAACAGCCCGGGGCCCTCGGCCTCTAGCGCGGCCTCCAGCAATTCGCGCTGGATCACATAGGTCGGCCCGATCACATAGCCCGTCACCGGGAACGTGCGCGCCTTGCGGCCCATGTCCTCGGCATAGGGCACGTCGCGCTTGGGAAACTCATGCAACACGATGCGGCGGCCCGATGACCGGGCATTGGCGTCGACGTGGAACGGCGCACCGCGAAACAGCGCGGGCACCAGCATTGCGCGCCATAGTGGTGTTGCCATCGTCAGGCGCTTTCGCTTGCCAGCGGCACGGTGTTGCCGCCGTGAATTTGGACATCGGAAAATACGCCGCCGCCCACCGCGCCCGCTTTCCTGCCATGCGGCAGCCCGGCGAGATCGATGCGCACCAGCGCGTCACCCTCGACCCGGGCGAACTGGTTAGACTTAAGCGCCGCGTCCATCATGCGAGCGCGCGGCACGGCGGGCTCGGCCTCGGGCGGGCGGGCGCGCGGCAGCGGTATTTCCTGTTCCTGTAAATTTTTGCGCCAACGCTCGTAGCGTTCACGACCGGCAGCGCCCCCGCCACTCGTTCCGGGCGAAAAGAAACTCTCGCCGCCGTATTGCTTATGAAACCGGAACGAGCCGCTGGCGCGTTCGCGTGCCGCCAACCCGCCCGACGAATTATCGGTAGCAAAGTCGGAGGCGTTCGAGCCGCCAAGCGCGCGCTTTAGCGCATCCTCCATTCGCTTGCGGATTTCGGGCCGCCGTAACGAGCCGGGATCGTAGCCCGCATAATAACCGCCGGGCTCGCCGGTTCTGCGGGCCGCTTGTTCCAGCGAGGTGCCGCGCTGCGAAGCGCGGTTCATCATGCTTTCGATCACCGAAAGCGCGGCGGTCGGGTCTTTGTTCTCGCCCGAGGCGATGCCGAGAATTTTCTCGCGCAGCGCCGGGTTGCCTTCTAACTCTTTGGCAAAGCGGGCGCGGTCCATTGCCAGACTGCGCACCGCTGGCGTCGATGAGGCATCGCTGTCGGGCGACGCCGGGTCGCCGCCGCCGGGCCCGGCGCGCCGCCCGCCACCGCCACCGCCACCGCCGCCGCCACCAAGCGAGGCGCGGATCACCGGCGCGCCGCCGAATGTGCTGCCGCCACCGGCGGCGCTGTCGCCACCGGCATCGAGCGCCATTTTCTTGAAAGCGTCCAGCACGCCTTCGCTGGTGCCTGTCTTGATGACCTTGACGGCCTCGTCTTTGTTATCGCCGCCCTGCAAACTCTGCGGCTGCCAGAATCGTTTTTCGACGCTTTCGTTTGGCGTCGTGAAATGCGGCAGGAATCCGCGCCAGCCTTTCTTTTTCCAATCGCCAACCGGGTCCGGTAAACCGCCTTTGATCTCTTTCAGTAAGGCATTGATCTTGACGAGGTCGCTGTAGATGCTGCCAAAATCCGTCGCCGCCTTGCTCACCTGATCGGCGATCTTGGTGGCGCTGCCCGAAATAAAATTGAGCCCCTTGGTCAGGTCGTCGAGCCCGCCTTTTTCCGCCAGCCGGTTGATGAACTTTTCCCAAGCCAACGCCATGTGTGTCATGGCCTCGTCGAACCGCTGCGCTGAGTCCTTGGTCGCCTTGTCGAGCGGCCCAACGGTTTTGCGATATTCCTCGATGGCGCGCTCGCGCTCGGCCCTCGGTATTTGCGAAAGGTTGGCGGGCAATTGCAGCCGCTCCAGCACAAGGCGTTTTTGCCTCGGGTCGGTCATCCGGTCGATCACCTCAAGCGCATAGTCGAGCTGTTTGTTTACGTCCCGAATATTTTTCAGGTCGGTGCCGAGCCAGCTTATGCCGTGAGTGCCGAAAAACTTTTGCAGGTCGCCGGTGCCGATGCGCAGCTTGTCCATTTCCTCAGAGAAGCCGCGAAACCCGGCGCGCATTTGCTCGGCGGTGATGCCGACCCGGCGACCGACCGCCTCAAGCTCGCGCATCTTGTCGATGCTAATCTTGGTTTCGGTACTGAGTCTTGTCAGCTCGACGATGCTGCCGCCGAGGCTCTTGAGCCCGGCGACAAACGTCGCCAGCGTTCCCGCGACACCGGCAAAGCCAAGCCCTAGCGCCCTCATGCTCGGCATCAATGTGCCGGTGACGGTCGACGCCACGGTGTGAATCGACGTTCGCAAGGTGTCGAAGCTTTTGGCGGTCTTGGTCGCGCCCTCGCCGCCCTTGTTGCTAAGCCCCTCAAGCTCTCGCTTTAGATTGAACAGCGGGCGGGAAAACTTATCGACCACCTCGACGACGATCTTGGTGGCTTCCTCTTGATCGGCCATCGTCATGCGCTTTCAGTGTGCGGCACATAACCGCGATGCAGCTCGACATCGGAAAACACGCCGCTCGTCGATGCCGTTGTTTTGGTGCCGCGCGGAAAGCCATTCAACTCGACCCGCACCTTGGCCGCGCCTTCCATGTTGTTGCCGTCTTGGCCGTTGCTGTTGGCGGCCTCGCGCAGCCGCTCGCGCGGCGGCGGCGGCTTGTTGTCCTCGTCCGCTTCCGCCGGGCGTGAGCGCGGCAACGGTATGTTTTTGCGCGATTCAAATTCCTCTTTGCCGAGAATCTCGGCCTTGCCGTCGCGCCCGATATGCAGCATCAGCGGGCCCTTGGCCGCTTCCTCTAGCAACAGCTTTTTGAACGCGGGCCACTCGGCGCGCGGCACACCGAAACAGCCCGCCGTATAGAGCCGGTCGAGCATCGATCCGCTCGACGGATGTATTTGCACACCGAGGCGCGGTCGGCCTGGATATTTCGGGTCGTCGATCTCGCCGCCCAAGCCGCCAATGGTGGCCGCCGAGCCGATACGCTGGCCGATGGGGCCGATGTCGCCTTTGCCGACGTTAACCGGGAAATCACCGTAAGGAATCGAGCCGCGCCCGCCGCCGCCCGATCCCCAATGAAAGGTTTTGCCGCCGATGGTGACCTTGCCGCCGATGTAGCCGGGCCGGTCGGATTGGTTCGGTTCGCTGCCGCCACCGCCCGGCGAAACGCCGCCCGGTGCAGCCGCCGGATCGCCGCCGGGGCCGCCGGGGCCCGCGCGGTTGCCGCCGCCGCCCGGGCCGAGCGAGGCGCGGATCACCGGCGCGGTGTTACCATCGCCGCCGCCGCCCATGTCGAGCGCCATTTTTTTGAAAGCGTCGACCACGCCCTCGGTGGTGCCTATCTTGATAACCCTGGCTTGCTCGTCCTTGCCGCCCGACAGGCTTTGCTTTTGTGTTATGCCGCCCGACGACTCGCTCGGCTTTGGCACGTTGCCGCCGAAAAACAGTCTAAGGCCAGCCGCCACCGTGCTGATCGTGTCTGCAAACGATGTGGCATTGGCGGCCATCGTTTCGAGCAATTTCGACATGGCGTCGAGGCCGCCATTTGCCGCCAGCCGGTTGGTGAATACTTCCCAACCCGTGCCCAATTTGATCATCGCTTCCTCAAAGCGAAGCGCCGACTCCTTGGTTTGCTTGTTCAACGGCCCAACGGCCTTGCGATATTCCTCGATAGCGCGTTGCCGCTCGGCGCGCGGTATCTGTGCCAAGTTTTGCGGCAATTGCAGCCGCTCCAGCACCAGCCGCTTTTGCCGTGGATCGTCGATGCGGTCGACCAGCTCCAGCACGTAATCGAGCTGCTTGTTTACGTCCTTGATGTCGCGCAGCTCGCGGCCAGCCCATCCGATGCCGTGCTGCGAAAAAAACGCTTGCAGCCCGCCGGTGCCGATGCGGAGCTTGTCCATTTCCTCGCTGAAGCCTCGGAAGCCCGAGCGCATCTGTTCCGAGCTGATGCCGACGCGGCGGGCCACCGATTCCAGCTCGCGCATCTTATCGATGCCGATCTTGGTTTCGGTGCTAAGCCGGGTCAGCTCATTGATACCGCCCGCGAGGTTTTTCAGCCCCGAGACAAAGCTCGCCAATGTCGCGGCAACACCGGCAAAGCCGAGCCCCAACACTTTCAGGCTCGGCATCAGCGTCGAGGTCACCGACCGCGAAACCGTGTGGATCGATTCGCGCAGCTCATAAAAACCCTTGACGGTTTTCATCGCGCCGTCGCCGCCCTTGTCGGCGAGGCCCCCGAGTTCTTTTTTCAGATCGACGAGCGGCTTGGAAAATTTGTCGACAACCTCGATGACGATCTGCACCGCTTCCTGTTGATCGGCCATCGTCATCGATCCTTAAAGGCGATCAGCTCGCGGATCAGCTCATGCACGACAGACATCGGGAGGTCGGCAAACTCGAGTGGGCTACAATGGAAATTCAACGCAAGGCCGATGCAATCGCCGATCAGATCTTGCCCGGCACCGGCACGAAAAAAGGCGTCAGCCCCCACGCGGCGGTGATCCAATCGCGCGGCGACATTGCCATGATCGACGACGGTGGCACGCCCGCAAGCGCGCTCATCATCGCGTTCATCCGGCGCTCGTCGTGAATGATCTTTGGCGGGTCCGAGATCGGGTCAAAGATCACCGGGTTGCCGACGTTCAACAGGTCGCGACCCGTCGGCTCGCGAAACACCAGCTTCAAAACCTGTTGGCCGTGCGCCTCGACCGGGCGCGACAGCTCCAGCGTATAGGCTGGCAATGGCGCGTCGGGCTTTTCCTCGGGCAGCGGCGGGGCCGCCGCCGCCCGGGCTTTGATGTCGGCTATCGTCATGCCGCCACCGAGGTCAGCTCGTCGAGCGACATGCCCTCAAAGCGCACATGGAATTGCCCATCGCGCAAGTTGACGGTCGAGCGTTCGGCGCGCCACGCGTTGCGCAACACCCAAACCGTGCCGTTGGCCGCCTCGACGGTGATCGTCGTGTCGGTCATGTTGTCGATGTCCTCGACGACGGTGCCCTCCAGCGTCGACACATCGCCCGCGATGTACGGCACCACCGGCAACTCGGAATAGCCGTGCACGCGATCTTGTCCCGCGATGCCGGTGCGCTCGTAGCGTGACGGCATCACCTCTAAGTTTCCGCGAACGGCGAGCTGTGCGCCGTCAGCAGACCAATACGCCACACCGGCAAACCTGTTGCCCATGTTCAAGACTCCTGATGATGTTGGATTGGGTTAGGCGAGCGCGCCGGTTAAGCCGCGACGTTCTGGAACACCGGATATTGCAAGCGGAACTGCGCGAGCACCGCGAACATGCGGAGTTGATTCACCACGTCGGGCGGATAGAGGACATTGACCCGGTTCGGATCGGTGTCGTCGCGCTCGACGATCAGCGCATTTTTGAACGCGTCGCCGTTCTCGACCAGACCGTCATATTCGTCCTGGCGATATTCGGCGACCAGCTCGGCCTTGATGATGTTCGGCGTGACAATGGCCTGACCCGGCCCGAACCGCGTGCCGTTGTTGGCCAGCTTGTGGCGCGGATATTTGTTGGTAATGGCTTGCCGCATCCGCCGGAACAGCTCGGCCAGCGTCGCCAGCGTCGTCATCAGCTCGTAAGCGTTGTCGGCTTGGCCGAGCGTGTTTTTCTGGTAGGTCGTTTGTTCGCGAGCGATGGTCGGGATGCCCGCCGCGTTGGTCATTTGCACGGCGAGCCCAATGCCCGCCAGCGCGTTGGTTTGCGTCTTGTTGAAGCGCCAATTTTTCGGCGCGGGCATCACGCCGTCGAGCGTCAGGGTTTGCAGCGGGCGGGCCGGATCAATCGACAGCGCCTTGGCCGCCTCGGCGCAATAGGCCGCGATCCACTCATAGATCGGCGACGGCGATTGCGGCTCAAACGCCAGGATCGACATCACGCCCGAATTGTTGCTCGGGCCATAGCTGAAAAGGTTGGCATAGGTGTCGCGCTTGCCCGTCATCACGTGACCATAGGACTCGCGCAGCCAGCCCCACCGGCCCGAATCGGAAAACCCATATTCGGTTTCCCAAGCGGTCAGCGAGCCGGTGTCGTTCATGCCAAGCGCGACGTATTCGTAAGGCTCGTCGCCGAGCGCCGCGATGGAGTTCGTCCAAACCGGCGTGCCGGTGCCCCCGGCCAGCGTGCCGTTGGCGGGCAGCGTCAGCGTCAAGCCGATGGGCAACACCTCGCCGCCGTTCGGCCCCAACACATTGAGGTCGACGCGGATGTCGTTGGCGGTCTGCCCCTTCCATTTTGAGGTCAGCGTGACGACACCAGCTGCGACCGCCGTGGTCACCGGCAGCGGCAGCGTGTCACACACCGCCTTGATCGAGGTGGCGACAATGGTCGGCGTGTCGCCAGCGGCGACGTTCACGTCGACAACTTGCCCGGCGATATAAAGCGACAGCGTGCCGGATTGCGTTGGCCCCGCCGTGATGGTGATCGCGCCGGTCGCGACCACGCCCGCCGCCGGTTCGGCTATCGGCAGCAACAGCACCGGCGTTGATTTATTGATCTGAAAAAACCGCTCGTACATGCGGGCGAGCGGCGAACCGACACCGGCGAGGCTCTGCGCGTCGGCGACCGAGCCGCACGCAATCGGCACGTCGGGCGGTGCCAAGCCGCTGGCGATCTTGTAGTCGACCAGCAACGCATACTTTTGCGAGGTCGGCGTGCCCGCTTGCGACGGGTCAACCTCGATATAGATCAGCGGCAATTTCCAGCCTTGCGGAATGTTGTTGAACGAGATCGGCATGGTTTGACTCCGTCGGGTTAAGGCAAAAGAAAAAGCCCGCTAGCGCGGGCTCTTGGCTTTCGGTTTGTCGTGGGGCCGATCCTCACCGGCTCCGCTGCGTTGCGGGTCACCCTCGGGCGGCGGATCGACGACCTCGCTGATGTCGCCGTCGCGGATCAGCCGGAACGTGTATTGGTCGGCGGTCCACATCGCCCCCTCGGGCGGCATCTTGCCGTCAATCGGATGCGGCGGCACGTCGTCGCGGTTTGGTGTTACTTTTATCTTTGCCATTGTTGCCTCGTCTGGTTGTTTCGATTTCCCATTGCATTTCGACCGGCGGCGCGTCGGGATTCTGGATCGGGCGCGCCGTGACGTGTACGCGTTCCAGCATGTCGGTGATCACCGGCTTGAATATCGCGACACCGAGATCGACGGTGATGTCGACTTGCAGCTCGAGCACCGGCGTTTCGTTGTCGAGCGCCACCGAGCCAAACACCGGCAGCCGCTCGACCCGCGTGATGCCTTGCATGATCTGGTTGTTGAAGCCGGTCAGCGTGGTGTCGGTCAGCAACCCGTTGCTGATCTCGAAATAAGCCTGATCGAGCGTTGCCTCGCCGTCGTCGGCGTCGTTGTCGACAATGATCACCGAGAAGCCGACCCGCACGCTGTCGCGAAACCGGATGTCGCCGTGATTGGAATCGCCTTCCGGCAATTCCAGCTCGTTGATGAAATAAACCCCGCAATAGGGAATGTCACCGACTTGAACGCGTAGCGCCTTGGTCTTGGCAAAATTGAAGCCCGCGAAAAACGGCATCGCCATGACGCGATCAAACATCGCGTTGCGCACAATGTACGCGGGCGTTTGCGTCATTTCGGCTTAATCAATTTTAGCGACGGCTTGCTGGCCGCCATCAGCTTGCGCAGCGTCAGTGTGGTTTCGCCGCCGCCGTTGCGCACCACGTCGATGATCTCCCAAGCGCCCTCATCGGGCAGTCCGCTATCAGCCGGGATCGCAACCTGATCGCCTTGACGCGGCAACACCGCCCACTCGACCTCACGGATGTCGAGAATGGTGCGCTGTTCGGAAATGATCGAGCCGTCGAGCGCCACCACATCGATGTCGCGGGTATCGAGAATGCCGCGCCCGACACCGCCGGGCGTCAGCGTGATGGCGCGCCCGTAGATGTTTTGGGTGTTCACATAGAGCTGGTCGGAAAAATTGATCGGCATTATTTGCCCTTGCGCTTGTAGACGCTGATCGAGCGATAGCCGCTCGGCGCGACGAACCGCCGCCGCTTGCGGCGCAGCCGCGTGATGGTGGCGGCACGCTGCGGCACGCGCTTGCCTCTGTGTTTCACTGACTCTTGCAGCGCGGTGCGCACATACTTGCGCACTTTCTTAAACGTCGGCTGCCGCAAATAACCGGAGTCGTGAACGCGTAGCGAGGCGATCTGGCAGCGGCAGCCGGGATGATGCGGCAATTGCTTTTTTGCGTCGCCGTAGCGGTACGGGCTATGCTGCGCCATTTCCAAGCACGCTTTGCAAACGTCCTGATCGTGCGCGGTGACGATGTTAACCAGATCGTCGTCGCTGTATTTGTGCCGCCAGCGTTGACGCTGACCTTTCAGAATAACCACCTCGTCGGGATGCAAACCATCAAGGTCTTTTAACAGCGCCTTGGTCAGCCATTTGGCGATCTCATCGGGCGACGGCTTCATCGACACCTTGATGGTGGATTCGGCCACTCAAACCTCGTAGCGCGTGAAATGCGTCAACAGGTCGGCGGCGGCGCGCTGTGCCGGTGTGCCGTGGCTACCGCCCGCGCCGCTTTTCGCCAGCACGTTCGGATCGAAATAGATGATCCGGCTTTCCTTGTGCGCCACCATGCGCACCGTGGCATCGCCGCGCAGCGTCGAATAGTAAGCCTCGCGCGCCAGCATCACGACCGCCTGTTTTAGCGCGGGCGGTGCCTCGTCCGGCAAATTGTAGCCGCCGGAATACTCGATCACGGTTTGCTCGATGAATGCGCCGCCCCTCGGCAGCGTCAGCTTGCCCCACAGCGAGTCGAGCAAGATGCCGTCGGGATAGGTCAGCACGGCGTCACCGTTGTTGATCGCGGTGATGCCGGTGTTGTCTTGCGGGATCGGATAACGCGCCAGGAACAGCCGCCGCGTATCCGATGAAATTTCGGTGAACGTCTCGACCACCGTCTCGAAACCAAACACCCGGTTATTGCAGTATGCCGCGACCTCTGCCGACACCCGCGTGATCAGGTCGGTCAGCATGGCGTCTTGCGTCGTGCTGGTCAGATTGAGCGCGCGTTTCAGCTCGTCGATAGTGATCAGATCGATTGATGCCGCCGGTGTGACGACGACGATGGTCGATTGCATCAGCCCGCCTCGGCTTGGAATTGTTCAAACAGCGGGCGCAGATTGAGCGGCGGCCCCTTGCTGCCGTCGTTCAATATCGGCGACGCCGTGAACCGCTTGCGGTCGATGTCCCAAGCGGCGATGTCGCGCACCGGGCCCACCTCGCCGGGTTGGCCGCGCGGGCCGGGCTCGCCCTTGCGCCCGGTCGGGCCGACCTTCCAGCCCGAGCCGGGGCATGGTCCCGGCTCGTCCTTGCGGGCGACAAACCAGCTCGCGTTGAGCGTCACCACGTCGCCCTGCAAATACTTTTCGGTGGGATCGTAGGTGTCGCGGATGTTGAACAGCGTGCGACCGTCGACGCCGGGCTCGCCGGACAGACCGCGCTCACCGCGTTCGCCGGGCGCGCCGGGCGCGCCGTCCTTGCCGTCTATTCCGTCGCGGCCAGCGGGGCCGGTAACCGCTTCGCCCGTTTCGCCCGTATCGCCTTTATCACCTTGATCGCCTTTCGCGCCCGGCGCGCCAGCTTGGCCCGCCTCGCCTTTTTCGCCTTGCTCGCCTTTTTCACCGCGTTCACCTTTCTCGCCGTCGCGCAGCTCGGCCAGCCGGTCGCGCACGGCGGTTTCCAATTGCATCA